CTATATAATAGTAGCAAATAAAACAGGATTAACAATGTCTTTAAAACGCAGTCACATACTCTCAACATCGCCCGCATCCTTGGAAACCATTTGGCTCCAAAATTGCGCCGGCGATTATGGTTTTACAGGAGTATAAAGACTGGGTTAGTCATTAATAGCAGTTAAGTTTCACCACCAAACCCAGTCTTAAAAAAGATTGGGTTTTTCGTTTTTAGCTATTGACACGTACCACCAATGGGTGTATAGTCAATACATATCGCGAAGGACGCAAAGCAACCAACGCGAAGAAAAAAGTTTCAAAAAGTTGAAAAAACTGGTTGACACGAAGAAATAGATGATGTATAGTGTTACCTGTGATTGAGAGAAACAACGCGGATGAAAAGCCCGCCGAGAGCCTTCGAGGCGCATGGTAGATTCTCTCAATAGCTCCTTGACAATTGAATATAGACTATAATGAAGAAACACCCGAAATCATAGAACTGGGTAGGCCGAAAGCCCGTTCTGGTGACTAGAGAGAAGGGTGAATTACGCGGGTATCGTATAGTGGTAATACCTTAGCCTTCCAAGCTAAAGCGTGGAGTTCGATTCTCCATACCCGCTCCAATTCTTCTGTTGCTGATGGTCGTCTTGAATAGATGGTCACCGGGATAAACTCACAGAGCCGTAAATCTGTGATACCTTCAGTAACAGACATATGGGGACCGCAAGTAAGGCTGGATGGAACCAGCGGCTGGCTGTAAACCAGTTCCTTTAAGGCTTGGGGTTCGATTCCGCCCGGGCCCCACCATTATCATCGGAATGTAGGACAGTCTGGTAGTCCGCCTGCCTTGGGAGCAGGAAGTCGGAGGTTCGAATCCTCTCATTCCGACCATTTAAAATGGGTCGTCAACAATTCGAAGTGTTGACCACCCAGAAGTAAAACCCTGTAGATTGTTCTGAGCCAGAAGGCGCCAGGTAAAACGAACAATTAATCCCGCAAAGGGCGTAACATAGGGGTAGTTGATGGTGAAATTCCATCTACTTCAAAGTTTGAAGACTCGCTTGAAGATGACTCTGGCGTTCTATTCTCCCTTAAAACGGAGAGGGTTTCCGCCAATGAGCCTTCTAGTTTGAGACTTCGAAACATATGTCCGACAAGTGATGTTTTAGTAGTTGTTGGCGGTATTAGAGAAGTGGATAACTCGCCCGCTGTTTGAGCGGGAGACGTTGGTTCGATTCCAACATACTGCACGATCACAACGACAAAAGAGCAAAGCTTCCGAACGGGATGCTGAGTAGCCTGATCAGCGAAACGCAACCCCACCGGATAGGGCTATCAATTTATGCCCCGTTAGCATAACGGATCTATGCAACTCGCTACGAACGAGGAGAATGGGAGTTCGAATCTCTCACGGGGTGCCATTTAAGTTGTGAATCGACGTATCCGGCGGATTAAAGGTGATGGCTCCGCTTCACAACGAGTTATACGCTTGTGGTCAAACGGTAAAGGCGTTCGGCTCAAACCCGAAAGATTTTGTGGGTTCGACTCCCACCAAGCGTACCATTTATGGGACTGTAGCGCAACAGGCAGAGGCACGGGACTTAAAATTCCGCTAGTGAGAGTTCGAATCTCTCCAGTCCTACCAAACTTTATGCTGTACAGTGGACGGGCGCTCAAGCGTTAATGTAGAAATCAGATGGTTCGACTCCATCTACCAATGTACAGCATAGCTAGTTTGCTCCGTGGCGCTGGTGCGCGGGAGGGCCTTATAATCCCTTTGCTCCCGATTAGAGCCTTGGCAGTGTTCGAATCACTGGCGGAGTACCATATTAGCCCGATTAGGTAAATGGCATACTGTCTGTTTCGTAATCAGAAGTTATCGGTTCGATTCCGTTATTGGGCTCCATTAAACGGTAGAGCAACGTAAAATACTAAATAGGTATAACGATTTCTAAGGAGATAAGTTATGCCTAGACTAAAATGTAAACATGTTACCTTTACTTGCTTGAACTGCGGTAAAGAACATACCTCAAGTAATAAGCATTCATGTAATGCCAAGTTTTGTTCAAATCTATGTCAACAAGACTTCACAATGAAAAGGAAGGTTGAAGAAGGAACAGCATCAGCCAAAACATTGAAAAGATTCTTGTTAAAGACACATGGTGAAAAGTGTTGGCAGTGTCAAATAACTGAATGGAACAATCAACCTATCGTGTTTGAACTTGAACACAATGACGGTAATTCAGAAAACAATGAGTTAGATAATTTGTCGATACTATGTCCTAATTGTCACTCACAGACACCAACATTTAAGAACAGAAACATGGGTAACGGTCGTCACACCAGACGGCAACGTTACGCAGAAGGAAAATCATTTTAAGCCGGTGTAGCCAAGCGATATGGCACCTCACTTGTAATGAGGATATCGGGAGTTTGAATCTCTCCACCGGCTCCAGAATTAAAGAATATTGGCAAGTGCGCTAGGTCGGTAGGCGGCTTGACTGTTAATCAAGTGTATGTGGGTTCGATCCCCACCTTGCCAGCCAATTTCAATTCGCAGGGACTCGCCTGACCGTCCCGATAGTAAGAGCAAAGGTCGTTAATCATTGCCTCCTGCGATAGTTTCAAGATTTGGATGCTTTCAGCAATTAACAAACCTTCGACTGATAACCGAAACCGTTAACGCATCCAGTAAAACAAAATGGTTACATACAGCAAAACCCATATCTTTCTACCTTGCTCAGAAAGCACAATGTAACCAGTAAATTATGCCCGCGTAGCCAAGTGGCATGGCAACGGTCTTTTAAATCGTATATCGGTGAGTTCGATTCTCCCCGCGGGTACCAAAAACAATATGCTCCTGTAACTCAATGATAGAGTGCCCGGCTCTTAACCGGAACGTTGAAGGTTTGAGTCCTTCCAGGAGTACCAAATATGGTCCCGTCTACTAACGGTTAAGTGGCAAGACTTTCAATCTTGAGACGAGGGTTCGACTCCCTTCGGGACTACCAAATTGAGTAAGTCCTATCTAGTAACTTCTAAGCCCAGTGAACGATAGGTAAGTTAAATGGCAAGGCTGGCCACTTACTCATACATTACGACCGTATTCGATGTTTCGGTACACTGTCTGCAAAACAGTGGATGTGGGTTAAATTCCCACTACGGTCTCCAAGTTCGAAATCGCTCATTGATTAGAGACAAACACCCATTGCGGGTGACAGACAGTGTTAGCTACACTGGATGTTAGACTTCTCAATAGGCGGCGCTATTATGGGGGGCTAGTATAAAGGGATTACTGCGGCCTTGCAAGTCGTTGATCGGGGTTCGATTCCCCGGCTCTCCACTTTGCCTTCCAGAGTATCGAACATTACTAAATAATAGTAAGGCGATACTCTGGAAGGACGAAACATATGTATTACACAATATACAAGATTACAAACATCATAAATAACAAAATCTATATCGGGTGCCACAAAACAGAAGATATAAACGATGATTACATGGGTTCTGGTACGTTGCTCAAAAGAGCCATAGAAAAACATGGTATAGAGAACTTTACCAAAGAGATACTTCATGTATATGACACACCAGAAGAGATGTTTGAAATGGAAAGTGTACTGGTGAGTAGAGAGTTTGTTGCTGATAACTCAACATATAACATCAAAGTTGGCGGTCATGGTGGCTGGGACTATATCAACGAGAATTGTGGTAATCAGGGTACCAGGCTAAATCGAGTGGTGACAAAAGAACAACGTGCCCGCGGTGGCAAGAATACAGCTTGGCGTTATACAGAGGAAGGTCAAAAACATTATCGTGAGTGGGCTAAACAACATAGTGCCAACTTTCTAGGTAAGAAACACACAGAAGAAACAAAAGCTTCCATTGGAAAGAAAAACTCGTTACACCAAACAGGCGAAGGCAACTCACAATTTGGTTCTATGTGGATAACAGATGGTGTTTCTAGTAGAAAAATAAAGAAAACAGAACTTATACCGGATGGATGGTATAAGGGAAGAGTCATTTCGCTCCCATCTCACTAGCGGTCAGGTGGTCGCCCTCTCAAGGCGAAGACACGGGTTCGAATCCCGTTGGGAGTACCAAAATTCCGCTGACCGTGGCGCACGGTTCTTAATCGGTTCGACTCCGAGTTGGGGTAATTCTCAATATGTTGAAAGACGGGCTTCATGGCGGAGCGAATTATGGGGTTGTGATGGAATTGGCATACATACTAGTCTTAGAAACTAGGTCCTGCGGGTTCGACTCCCGCCTTCCCTACCAATTATAAGCATCAAGTTCTAGTTGATGAACGCCCGCTCATGACGGGAGGTCTAGGTGAGAGTCCTAGGGTGCTTGCCAGAAACGGAGTGTTAAGCAGTTCGTCTAATGATAGACCTCAGCGTCCGGTAAACGCGATGCCGTGGGGCTGAATAATCGGATAAAGTCATTAGCGAGTGAAAAATCGGTCGACCCTGTACTGCTAAGGGCGAACACTCTACCAAAATCGACACCGACGCTTCTTATTCCTCCTATGAGCCTTTGACGCAAAGTGAGAAGTATAGCGCACCATTGGACTGGATAACCAGTATCGCCCGAAAGACGTTTTGGGAGTGTGTCAACTTATTATGGCCTTGAGACCACCTGGTGGTGATGCTTGACTGTCTATCAAGTCGCGGCGGGTTCGATCCCCGTCAAGGTCGCCAAGATTAAAACCATTCCAAACCAGTACCGGAACTGGGACGAGGTGCCTCTAAGAAGTGCCACTTTAGTGTGGGAGGACGGACTTGGAAACAAAACGGTACGGCAGTTCAATGGTCTGCCAGCTTTTATTCCCGCATAGCTCAATGGTAGAGCAGTCGGCTGATAACCGACCGACCTCGGATCGTAACCGGGTGTGGGAACCAATTTCATCAGGGTGTGCCGGCAGTCTGGGCGTCCGGTCTCGTTTGGAGCGAGGAACACGCAGGTTCGAATCCTGTCTCCCTGACCATTTAATACGGGCGTAACTTGAATCAGTTTGGGAACTGAGATGGCCTCCAAAACCATTTGTAAGGGGTTCGATTCCTCACGTCCGTGCCAATTTGTCTAGTCTATAGGTCTCACCACGGAGTCAACGACCGACGGCGTGAGTTAAATGACACTAGATGTTGGGTTTGGCCACTCGACTCGTTCAGTCAACCTACTACAAACAACGTACCGCGCGGCTCCGTTGGGACTAGATAATCTTTTATGCCTTGTAAGCAATTGCGGTCAATGCGCTAGTTTGAAGCACTAGACAACTTGGTTCGACTCCGAGACAAGGCACCATGCGGTATTAGTTTAATGGTAAAACTTCACGTTGCCAACGTGATAACGAGAGTTCGATTCTCTCATACCGCTCCAGTTTCCCCCAACCACACGGGTCAGCAGGTGGTCGATTGTGACGTAAACACAGGGTTAAGATGTTTCGCCCGAAAAACATCAAAATGCTTTGAGGATTGATGTTAGTTGAATCCTTGGAATGCCGACAAGCCAAGATTGTCGGGTAGTCTCTGTCTAGGCTACGTTCTCTGCAAAAGAACGAACGGGTGGAACCGATGACAGGATTTACTCTAAAAGTCATTCATTGACATTATGAGAAAAGTAGGATATGATATCTACATATTCAACAAGAAAGTGATTTATCTATGACTAAAAAGAATGTCCCTGCTGTTGTTGTGCCCGAGTCTACAGAGTATGAGAACTTCCTCGGTAAGAAGGACGTTGAGTATCTTCCGCCAACTCTTGAAGACTTCATTGAGGTGCAAGACACGGAAGATGAAGCGTGGAAAAAGCACTGGGTTGGTATGCCAGAGTTTGAGCAGGAAGACAATCCCTGCTTTAAGAAGATCATCGTTTCTTTCCGGTCAAAAGAAGACTATCTTGAGTTCGCTAAACTGGTCGACCAGAAGTTGACTGAAAAGACCAAGACAATCTGGTATCCGGGTCTAGACAAAGACGCGAATAGCTTGAAGAGGTGGTTTGAAGATGACTAATCCAAGATACCCAGTTTATATCATCAGTAAGGGTCGCCATGAGTCAATGTTTACGTCTCGGTCCCTTTCGCGAATGAAAGTACCTCATTACATTTCTGTCGAACCACAAGACTATGAACTGTATGATCAGGCGCTTGACAACTTTGGTATCAGAGACTATGTAACTCTTCTCGTTCTGCCTTTCAGTAATCACGGCGATGGTCCGGGTCGGGCTAGAAACTGGTGTTGGGACCATTCCATTCTTCTTGGTGCTGAACGTCACTGGGTAATGGATGACAACATTCAAGACTTCTATCGACTTCACAAGAATGAACGTGTTAGGGTTGAGTCTGGTGCAATCTTTAGGGCTGCCGAAGACTTTGTGGACAGATATGAAAACGTACCCATTTCGGGATTTCAGTATCGGTTCTTTATTGCACCTAATACCAAGTATCCTGCTTTTGTAGCTAATACACGTATCTATTCCACCCTGCTCATTCATAATGAGTGTAAGCATCGTTGGCGTGGACGTTACAACGAAGATACCGATATTTGTCTTCGTGTTTTAAAAGATGGTGACTGTACCATTCAATTTAACGCATTCCTTCAAGGTAAGTGTGCTACCCAAACTGTCAAAGGTGGTAATACACAAGAGTTCTACCACGTTGAAGGAGAGTTGGACAAAGAGAAGTGGAGAGAGAAACAGCTTAATCCCACAGGTACAATCAACAAGTCACAAATGTTAGTAGATATGCACCCCGATGTTGCTAGACTCGTTTGGAGATATGGACGCTGGCACCATCACGTAGATTACAGTCCTTTCAAAGGTAACAAATTGCGCTTGAAACCTGGCATCGTTATACCGAAAGGCGTCAACAACTACGGCATGAAATATACTAACAAGTGGAAAGTTTAATGCCCCGTTAGTCTACTGGATAAGGCAAGAGGCTTCTACCCTCTTAGATGGGAGTTCGAATCTCTCACGGGGTGCCATTATGGGAACGTGCCGGAATTGGCATACGGGCTTGGTTGAGGGCCAAGTATACTGAGGGTTCGACTCCCTCCGTTCCTACCAATTGAAGTCTTGACGAAACAAAACACTAGATGCCGGTCGACCGTTATTAACAACAGACCAAACTAGAGGTGGGGAGGCAATCCACCCAGTCAAGACTTCTCTTTTTAAATGATGCGGGTAGCCTAGGAGGCCGTCGGGGTTCATAACCCCGAATTAGTGGGATCGTTACCCACACCCGCTCCTTTGACATACTCCAGAGTATCGAACTTCACTAAATAAAAGTGAAGTTCCATTAGAAAGGTACTCTGGAGTATGTCCGCAGTTTACACAGTCTATAAGACTACGAATAAGTTAAACAATCGCTTTTATATTGGTGTTCATAAGACAACTAATCCATATGACAATTATATGGGTTCTGGTAAGTTACTTAAACTAGCAATCAACAAACATGGAATAGAAAACTTTACCAAAGATATACTATTCATATTTGATACACCAGAAGACGCCTTTGCCATGGAAGCACAACTAGTAACAGATGACATACTTGAAGAGGGATTGTGTTACAACTTGAAGTGTGGGGGTGAAGGTGGGTTTGACTACATCAACGATAAACTGGGTAATCCATTTGTTGTAAATCAAGAATTGTGTAAACGAGGTAGAGAAACGACTGATAGAATTCTAAAAGAACGTTACGGGGAGTCTTGGAGAACAGTTGTGGGTAAATTGACATATGAACGTAGTGGTTTAAAGCGATGGAATGAAGAAATACGCCCAACACTAGACACTTCTAATCCTTTTAAGGGAAGAAAACACACAGAAGAAACATTACAACATTTGAAGAAAGCACAAAAAGAAGTTGAGCGTTCGGGTCCCAATAATCCCATGTATGGAAAATGTTTTATACATAACCCAAGTAGTCAACAGAACAAAACTATAAAAAAAGACGATTTACAAACCTATCTTGAACAGGGATGGGTTAAAGGAAGATATATGGCTAGGGTTCCGGTGAACGGTCGTTCCTCATAAGAATGACTAGGTGAGATCAGCACTCACACTAGCTACCATTTGTTGTCCGGGTACCGATGTACGGAAGTGTCTCTGAAACAATTCTTGGTGGGTTTGACTCCCACACGGACTGCCATTTGATGGGGATTGGTGTAGCGATAGCACAGGCGCCTTTGAAGCGACAAGTACGGGTTTGACTCCTGTATCCCCTGCCAATTACAACTTTTGTTTGCATACAGCAATTTTAATTTGCCACCAAAATCAGGCAAGGAACGGTTCGACTCCGCCCTATTGAGAGAAGGTCTCAACGCAAACAGTAAAAACAAAAATGGATGCATTCAGCAACAAAAACTCGCTCTGTGAAAGCCGGCAAGTGTAGGTTCGAATCCTACCCAGTGCGCCAACTATGCACTGGTAGCCCAACTGGTAGAGGCACGAAGAAAAGCATCCAGTATAATTTCAATGAGTACCTACAGCAATTTAATCCCAAACCGCGCGTCATGGGTTCGACTCCCATTCTGCATCAATAGTGTGCAGGTAGTTCAGTGGCAGAACAGTGGTCCTTTTAGAGTACTCAGATATGCCCGCATAGTTCTAGTGGTAAAACATCTCTTTGGTAAGGAGAAGTTCCGAGTTCGATTCTCGGTGTGGGCTCCAGTTTCGGAAGGTTAACCAGCGAGGAGCAGGTCCCGCTTGGAAAGCGGTGAGTACGGACTAAGACTCCGTATAGATTTCGAGTATCTAGCCTTCCTCCAGTTTTGATGACCACAACCAACTCGGCGTAAGTCTAAAATCCCACAAGGAATAATCATTCAGAAGAATGTGCGGTCGTCTTTACTCCCATCGTATAAGGGAAATTACATTGCCTCGACACGGCAAAGATAGTGGCTCGACTCCACTTGGGAGTACCAAAACTAAATATATCACTAACACCAAAAGGAGTAACAACTATGTTTAGTGGTATTGAGTTTGTAGCAACAGCATTGGCCATTCTAATCGTCTGGATGCTTTGGTCTTTGCGAGACGTAAACCTGAAAGAGTATTTCAAGACAGACACGGGTAAAGGTATTTTAAAGGGAATTGTGTTAGCAGTCACTATACCACTTCTCTTGGTTCTTTTATCAATGATGTTTGGTTGTTCTGGTAAGTTTAACAACGGGGCTTCTGTTTACGCTGGCTTGGACTACACGAAAAAAATTAGTCCTATGTGTGACGATGATGGAAACGATACTCACACAACAAGTAATCTTGGATTGAGGTATCATCTCTATCAATCAGAGGACTCCAGGTTCAGAACAAACTTGAAGTACACACACCACTCTTGCGCGTTCAGTGAAGATGAAAGGGGATACGATGGTGCGGGTGTGGAACTAGAATATAAGCTTTGGTAATTTAAGGAGCAGTTGACCCCAGTGGTCGGGGCCTTGTCTTGAAAACAAGTGTCCGTGTAAGAAGCGGACTGAGGGTTCGAATCCGTCCTGCTCCTCCATTTTAATTTGACGGTTGAAACGTGGCTATTGCCGACCACTCTGGAACTAACACTCCCTCGGCTATATTCAATCGTCAATTCATTTAGAGAAAGTGATTATGAGAAGTCCAATTGTGCCAAAAGGCAAAGCAATGGCTTTGCACTTGACAAAAGAGTTCAAAGAGGGTATACTATCTGAAAGTGATGTGAACCCATATAACTTTTTTGACGAATACGAACAAAATTACGCTTGGTGCATAGGGCACCAACAACGGAAGAGTACGCTAACGGTAAGCGGCTGACCTCGAAAGTCAGTGTAGGTCTCAAAACCGATGGGGGTTCAAATCCACCCCTCTTCCGCTTTTGACATACTTTAGAGAGTTGAACTTCACTAAATAGAAGTGAAGTTCCGTGGGCGAAAGGACTCTCTAAAGTATGTACGTTTATACCGTATATAAAACAACAAACAAAGTTAATGAACGTTATTATATCGGTGTTCATAAAACAACTAATCCGTATGATGATTACGTGGGTTCGGGTAAGTTACTGAAAAGAGCCATAGAAAAGTATGGCATAGAACATTTCACTAAAGAAGTTCTATTCATCTTTGGTACACCTGAGGAAGCATTCACTAAAGAGAAGGAACTAGTCACTGTTGATTTACTTGAATCAGGTGAATGTTACAATCTCAAAGTGGGTGGGGAAGGTGGTTGGGATCATGTTAACACGGGTTGTTGTTCAGATAAAAATAAAAGATATGATGATAACTACCAAAAACTCGTTTCACCGTTTAGCAATCAAGAACGATTTTTAGAATTAGACGAAGCGACACGAAAACGTATCATTGATGGGAAAAATGTCGGGAGATTAAAAGGTCTTCTTGCTATGAAAGAGTATTGGAACAACAATAAAGAAGTCCTTGTTAATCGCAAAAGCTTTTTGGGTAAAAAACACACAGAGGAAACAAAAAAGAAAATGAGTGAATCTGCTATGGGCAAACACTCGGGTAAACTCAATTCGCAATATGGTTCATTTTGGATTACAAACGAAATCGATAACAAAAAGTTAAAGATTGGGGAAACAATTCCAGATGGATGGCGAAAAGGCAGAAGGTTGAAGTAGTATATTTTATAGTCTATATTCAATTGTATTCTAAACTATGGTGACTTATGGCAAAGCAGAAGACAAAGAAGAATGTACTTGTACTCAACTATGATATGACCTTCATGGGTTTTACAACGGTTAAGAAGGCTATGATTAAGATAGCTAACGGCTCCGCTGTTGCGCTCAAGGAAACAGGCGAGAAGTTGAATGAGAAGTATTTCAAGCCATTGGTCATTCAGCTAATCAAGGCAGTTCGCAAGTTCTATGGTCGTGCTGTCAAGTGGAACAAGCGTAACGTCTTCATTCGTGACGGATATATTTGTCAGTACTGTGGCAAGTATGTTGAGAAGCCAACAATTGACCATGTTCTTCCAAAGTCAAAGGGTGGTGGAAACACTTGGACAAACACTGCTACCGCGTGTTCCGAGTGTAACTCAGCAAAGGCAGACATGACCTGTTCTGAGGCTAAGATGTACCTCAAGAAGAGACCAACTCAGCCTACAATCATGGAGTTTCTCCAGATTAAGGCTCAGAATATGAATGCCTATGACTTGCTTGTAGAATACGGAATTTGGTAACGTGTGTGTGGTGATACCTTACGAGATTGGGGAATACTTTCCAGCATAGCCCCAGTGTACTAGATGACCACAGCAACGAGGTAGGGCCCATCCTCTGTTGGGTGTGTTCGCTTGACCTTGTCAGTAGTGACCTGGAAATAAGCTACGGTTACCGTTTCATCAGGTGGTAAGATTAAAGGAATAAATCGGTTCGGCTGTGACCCGGACAATGTGGGTTCGACTCCCACCCGCCTGACCATTTTAAGCCCCCTTCGTATAATGGGCATTATGTCGCTCTTACAAAGCGAAGAAAGTGGTTCAATTCCACTAGGGGGTACCAAAAGTTTATCGGCTAGACCGCTTTCAACCTGACGGTTCAGGATAGGAGATACTGCTTCCGGGGCAGGCCTTTCTAAGCGGAACATCGAAAGTGTACCGGTATGCAAGTAGATGTTGGGTTCGACTCCCGACTAGCCAGCCATGGAGAGTTAACTAGGATGGGTCCTAGAATGGTTTGCTAAACCAATTGTTCGTGCTAAGACCACGGATAGAGTTCGATTCTCTATCTCTCCTCCATTAAAAGAAAAACGTCAGGCGCTTGTTGAGGTCTGGCGTTTTTTCATTGACTTCTCTCCACCACTAGTGTATAGTGTATCTGTACCTAACGAGAAAGGTTAAAAATGAAATCCCTGCTCAATTCACCTTTCGCTGAAAAGTCTTTCGTTGTCGGTGGTTTCGTCCGTGACACTCTCATGGGTCTGACCCCCGACGATGCTGACTATGTGGTTGAAGCCACAGTTGAAGAGTTTGAGGCTCACTTCAATCTCAAGACTGTCGGTGAACGTTTTCCCATTTACATCATCGAAAGCAACGAGGTCGCTCTGACTCGCCAGGAAGCTTCGACTGGTAGTGGTTATCACGACTTCGAACTGACTGCGGTTGGTGTTGATATCGAGGAAGACCTTGCCCGCCGTGACTTCACCATCAACTCTATGGCGATGAAAATCACCAATCGGCGTCTGATTGACCCGTTCAATGGCGGCGAGCATATCAAAGAGAAGAAACTGGTGACAGTGTTCAAGAAAGCCTTCTCGGAAGATCCAGTCCGCATTCTTCGAGGTTTCCGCTTCGCCGCCAAGTTCGGTTTTGAGATTGAAGCCGAGACCCTTGAACTGATGAAAGTGTCTGTTCCCGACCTTGGTGCTATCACCAAGGAACGTATCGTGAAGGAACTGGAGAAAGCATACAAGCAGTTCACCACGGGTGACCAACTGGTTCGCTACTTTGAACTGATGCTTGAGACTGGTGCGCTTGAAGTACTGTTCCCGCCTGTTGCGAAGCTGGCGAAAGTGACTGCTGGTCCTCATGAACACCATCACGGGAAGACGGCGTTCGAACACACCATGGACGCTGTTCGTCGTGCTAAGGATGCCGAAGAGAAGTTTCATATCTTCATGGCTGTCCTGTTCCATGATGTTGGGAAGGGCGAGACTCCGGAAGATGTTCTGCCGCATCACTATGAGCATGAACGTCGGTCTGCTGAAATCGCTGAGGCGTTTCTGGCTGACCATCGGTTCTCTGCCCACGTGAACAATTTCGTTCCCGTTGCGGCTAGACTGCATATGCGGTTTCGGATACTGGACAAACTGAGCCCGCGCAAGCTGGCCCGTCTGGCTTATGAGACTCGACTGGATACGCTGAAAGACCTGGTTCGTGTGGCTGGTCATGACCATCCGTTCAGTGTTGAAGATGCTAAAATCGTCACCAAACTGCTGATGCTGAAATCGTTTAAGGTTGATGCCACCCGCGTCAAGAGTGCTGGTGACAAGAGGGCCGAAGTTCTGGGCCAGATGACTTCTTACTACAAATCTCTGAAAAAATAGTTGTTGACTTGCTCCTCTCGTTAGTGTATAGTGTTTCTGTAGCTAACGAGAGGAGAAATTATGAAACAACTTTCCAGTATGACGAATGCCCAAGTTATTCACTGGCTGAACAAGACGAAAAATTCCATCAACTCTGGTGGCTACAACGTTGCTTTGAACCGCAAATACGAACTGGTCGACCGCTACGATGACTTGAGAGAGGAAGCCATTTCTCGCGCCATCTGGTGGCCTTACTGTGAAAGCACTCACGCCTGTCCTTCGCATAAAGGTTGGGATCTCTATGCCTAACAATTTTTGGTGGTGGGTCGGGACTCTTGGTTGTTGGGGTCTGGGTATTGCTCTAATGGTGTTGTGGATTGGAGACGGAACGATTACTCTCAAATCGTTTGCTCTCTGTGGTGTTAAACTTCTGGCGCTAGTCGCAAAGGCAATGGGATGATATTCATCTATAAACAAATTATGTTGCGTATCTCGGCTACAGTGTTAGCAGTTCTGTTCTTTGTTACTGCTATGATTGCCCCTGAGCGGGCCCACAATGCTCTCAAAAAGATGCTATTGAGAAATGGTAATGGCAAAGTTCTTCGTTATGTTTGAATGTGACCGACGCAAACACTGGAACGGTAGAAAAACTGTTGGTTGTAATCAGACTTCCACAGTTGAAGTCCCTGAGGACGCCTTCTCGTTTTCATCCGACCCGTGTGACTTGTGTGGTTCGCATGACCATCTGTCTGTTACTGTTCGCTGTCCTATCTGTGGTGAACGCAAAGAAATCGTAATGAGGGAGCATTGACATGGACGCAAGTTCCTTTTTATTGGGTTTATTACTCGGTTATATTCTCTGGGAGATGTAATGTTCGAAATCAAGGGTAAATATACGACTGCTAAGGTCATGATTGATGACGTTGAGGAGTCCTGTGTTGCACAAATCGTGCAGATGGTCAACCACCCCGCATTCACTAAGCCCATTGCTATCATGCCCGATACCCACGCGGGTAAGGGTTCTGTTATCGGTTTCACCATGGAACTGAATGACAAGATTATCCCTAATGTGGTGGGTGTTGATATCGGGTGTGGTATGGTTTCGGCACCCTTTAAGGTTGAGACCGAAACTATTTTTGCAACCGAAGAGCGTATGAAGTTGTTCAACAAGGCAGTTCGCCTTGGTGTTCCGTTCGGCACCGATACCCGTTCTACTGTATCCAAGGTGGGATTTCGTTGGAATGAGGTCAACACAGTGTTGACCCGTTTCGCCACTGAGTTCAAGAGCCGCACCGGATTGCCTGTCTTGCCTGTCGTTATGTCCGATGGCGCATTCGAAAAGATGTGTGATCGGATCGCGGTGAAGCATGACCGCGTTATGAAGTCTATCGGTACCTTGGGTGGGGGTAATCACTTCATCGAGGTCGGTAAGTCTGTCACTGATGGGCGTTACTGGATTACCATTCACTCTGGTTCCCGTAACTTCGGGAAGTGTGTTGCTGAATACTGGCAGAAGCGGGCTGTTGCCGCCATGACCGATACCATCTCAAAGCATGAGTATGTTGAGATGATTAAGATGAACTTCCCTAAGAAGGATTGGGGGCATATGATTGCCGCTTTCACGGAAGAAAAGAAGGCGACTGGTGTTCCGAAGGGCATGGAATACTTGACTGGTGTTGATATGTACGGCTACATGGTTGATATGTTGATTGCTCAGGAATACGCTGAAATCAACCGCGAAGCCATCTTAACTGAAATCAACAAGTTTGCTGACATTGATTGGTCTCAGATGATTGAGACCACTCACAACTTCGTTGACTTTGATGATTGGATTATCCGTAAGGGTGCTATCCGGTCTTACCATGGTGAGTTGTCTATCATCCCGTTCAATATGCGTGATGGTCTGTTAATCACCATGGGTCGTGATAACATGGAATGGAACTGTTCTGCGCCTCATGGGGCTGGCCGTGTGTTGTCCCGTTCACAGGCTAAGGCGACTCTGAACACTCAGGACGCGAAGGAGCAGATGAAGGGTATTTGGACTTCCTGCATTCCAATTGATGAAGCACCGGGCGCCTATAAGGACTCTGTTATCATCGAAGCCGCGATTGAGCCTACTGCATACATCGTTGACCGGATCAAGCCGGTCATGAACTTTAAGGGAGAAGAATAATGGAATTTACAGAGTTTCCAAAGATGCCTCGCTTGAGCCGTGAGATGATTATCACGGAGAAGATTGACGGTACAAATGGTCAGATTATCATCACCGAAGACGGGGACCTGTTCGTCGGTTCTCGGACACGTTTCATTACACCCGAGGATGACAACTACGGCTTTGCCCGCTGGTGCTTTGGTAACAAGGACGAACTTCTCAAGATGGGTCCGGGTCGTCACTTCGGTGAGTGGTGGGGTCAGGGGATTCAGCGTGGCTATGGGCTGAAAGAAAAGCGTTTCAGTCTGTTCAATGTGTCTCGCTGGAAAACTTGTTGTTCAGATGCGCCCGTCTTAACGGCTCTTCCTTCTATTCAAGGCCTTGGTGTTGTACCGATTCTGTTCAAGGCTGAGTTTGATACCAATATCGTTAATTCTGTTCTACAAGGTCTTGCGCATGGTGGCTCCGTTGCGGCACCCGGATTTATGAACCCGGAAGGCATCATCGTCTGGCACACCGCAGGTAACTTTGGTTTCAAGAAAACCATCAAGAACGATGAAGTGCCGAAGTCAAAAGTAATTTCGGTGATGACGAAGAATACCGTTGACAATCTTCCAATGGTGTGATAAAGTATACACACTATGAGAGTTAAAGCGATACCAAAAGTTGTTTTCCAAAACAAGTTTGCATACATTCTGTCTCAACCGAATGTGGCTGTCATCTCTATTCTGGACACTGATGCCAAACGAATTGTTGATGATATTCGCGGTAAGGTGCTGACCGTCTGGTTCGATGACATTCATCCGAAGACAACCATGACCCTTGCATCCTGTATGGATTGCAAGGCAGCCGATTTCGATGATGCCAAGAAGATTATCAACTTCATCAAGACTCTGCCACCAGAGATTGACTTTATCTTTGTCCACTGCACCGCGGGTATTTGTCGCTCCGGTGCAGTGGTTGACTTTCTTCGTGTTGTTCTGGACGTTGATGATGTTCAATTCGTTTCTGATAATCCCGGCATCATTCCGAATGACTGGGTACTTGACCTCCTCTGGATGACTTGGAAAATGAAAGGGAAACTCTAATGCTTGCTTCGAACTCTATCATCATCTATCGCAGTCGCACCGAACAGGAATTCGACCGTCTTATCTGGGATGGCGATGGTTCAAGTATCGCTGTTATGGGATACATTTTCGCGATGCTGTTGGCTTTCGTGGCAATCTACATGGTTTTTGACAAGTGTTTTTCATACAAATACAAGTCTAACAATGTGTTGCTCTGGGCGTCGGCTCTTCTGTCTGTGCCTGTTGGTTACGGATTTGGCAAACTCTTCGGATGGTTCATCCTCTGGATCTAATATGAAATATCAAATCGTGGGTGCTACTTCCACTCAAAAACTAGAAGCCATGGTTAATCTGTTTATTAGCGAAGGTTGGTTGCCGCAAGGTGGTATGACTGCCTCGGGTAACGGCTTCTATCAAGCGATGATTAAAAAATAGAATGCTTTGGATTGAACAGTCATATGTGCCGAGGGTTTCACCTTATGTGAAGAACTTCAAACAGAAGTCCGCATATCTGTGGAACTGCTCTTGCCCAATTTGTGGTGATGTATCCAAGGGACGCCAAAAGACCCGTGGATACTTCTATCGGGGCAAGACACATATTTCCTACAAGTGTCATCATTGCGGCGCCTCTATGAGTTTGGGTAACTTCCTGAAGGAGATTGCACCCAACATCTATAAAGAGTTTGTCATGGAACGTTACAAGGAGTCCACTAGCAAACATACCCCGCATACAGATATCACTGAGATTGTGGAGGAAGTTAAGCAAGCTACCAATTTCATTGGAACGGACTCTGTTCTCGACGGTACCAAATGTTGTGCTGATTTAAAGCCCGGTCATCCTGTTGCTAAGTATCTGGCGAAGCGTCTCATTCCAAAAGACAAGTGGAGTCTAATCTACTATACAACGAAGATTAAACAGTTTACTAATAACATTATCCCCGGCAAGTTTTCAAAACTCGACAATGACCATCCTAGGCTATTGTTTCCATACTTTGATACACATGGAAGAGTCTATGCGTTCTCTGCTAGGGCATTCAAAAATGAAGAGCCAAAATACTTCACGATTAAGATTGATGAAAGCGCGGAACGTGTTTACGGTCTGGAGAGGGTAGATTATGCGAAGAGGATTTATGCGTTTGAGGGGCAGATTGACAGTCTTTTTATCCCTAATGGAATTGCGGTTTCTGGTTCGTCGTTTGCAACGCCGACACTTGAAGCACTCAAGACGAACTTGACCGTAGTTCCGGATAATGAGCCTAGGAGCCGAGAGATTACCAGAATTATCAGTGATACAATCAAGCTTGGTTACTCTGTATGTCTCTGGCCTCATACGATTGCGGAGAAGGATATCAACGATATGGTGAAGTCTGGAAAGACTGTTGCTGAAATCGTTGAAGTCATCAACAATAATACCTTTGGCGGACTGGAGGCTATTGCCCGTTTCGCAGAATGGAAGTTGTGCTAATATGAAAGAGTTGCTTTTGCGGGTGACCATCAAAGACTGTGGGGTACAAACCTTTCGGTCTGGTGGTCCCGGCGGTCAACACCAAAACAAGACTTCTTCTGGTGTTCGCGTCATTCATCCACCATCTGGTGCTGTGGGTGAAAGCAGGGAGCAGAGAAGCCAATTTGACAACAAAGTATCAGCCTTTAAGAAGATGGCGAATAGTACACGATTTCAACTTTGGTTAAAGCGTGAGTCATTTGAACGCCTTGGTCAAGAGTCACCAGAAGTCGTTGTTGAGCGTATGATGAAACCCGAAAATCTCAAGGTCGAAGGCAAACAGAATGGCAAATGGGTGCCATTAAAAGAAGAGGAAATTACTGATGGATGTGGGATCGATTTATAAACTTGAGCGAGAATGGAGGGAGAAACAACTTCACTTCCACAATCGCACCAATAAGCATATTCACCGGGTACAGAGCAACATTCTAGACCTGTTCACACCGTCTATTGATGCTGGCGAACACCTGATTAGCATTGTTGACTCTTATCAGCTTGAAAAGGAAACACTTCTCAAGGAGTCTAGGGAACACGATAGAACCAAGTTCGAGGACCCGCAATATAGGGCATACATTGAAATCTCTTGGTCTTACTATCAAAAGCTTGACCTGAACAAGCCGTATCCACTTAATCAGGTGATGCAGAGTAACGCCACGATACATCATATCATCAGCGAGAAACACCATCCGGAATACTGGGACCCAGATTTTTTGGTGGGTAACAAGTTCAACGTTACAAATCGGGATGGTATTCCAGATACACCGGTTGATGCTACTAACATGCCTTTAACTTGGGTTGCCGTTATGACTTGTGACTGGGTCTCCATCGGGCAAGAGCGTGGCACCAGAGCGGGTGACTGGGCTAATCAGATGATTGATAAACGTTGGTTGTTCGCCAAGGACCAGAAGCAACTTATTTGGCATATCATTACTTACTTCGGGATGTTACCAAATGTTTAAGCTACCAGTTTTACAAGCGGGTTGTAGAATGCCCTTTGGTCTTGCTGTCGGAAAGAATTGGGTAGCAGATAGGGCAAAGACATTCGTTCAGTTACATCTACCACTCCCTCTTGTCTATAAAGATGTTGATATGATGGAACTATTCTATGATGAACCCATAAGAGAATGGGGTTTTCGGTGTTTGGTGATTAGATTTTCTTGGAACTTTATTTGTTGGGGGACCTATTGGACTTCATTTAAAGAGAAGACCACCATTCTGTGATATAAATACCTCTGAGTAGTCTACATTACATTCAGAGGTATTTTCATATGATTAAGAAAAAGATTGATTGCGAAAACTGTGGCTTCTTAGGTAAGCTAACATTTAGGGATGACCAGTTTGTATTCTCGGACATTATCATTTGTCCTGTTTGTGGTGGAGATATCTCTGAACCAGAACCAGAAGATGAAGATGAAGAACTGGATGAAGAGTGATGTGGCAGGATCAGAATGGTCCTGTGACTCTGATACCAGACGGCTTCATCGGCTTTGTTTATGAGATAACAAACACAGTCACAGGAAAGCGTTACATCGGGAAAAAGCTGTTTTACTTCTCCAAGACCAAACAAGTCAAGGGCAAAAAGAAACGCATCAAGGTAGAGTCTGATTGGAAAGATTACTACGGTTCTAATGATGAACTCCTCGCGGATGTGGAGAAGCTTGGTAAAGACAACTTCAAGAGAGTCATTCTCCACTATTGTAAGAACAAGGGATTGATGACTTACATTGAACTCCGTGAACAGATCGACCGAAGAGTATTAGAAGACGAAACCTATTATAACAAATGGATCATGGCTAGAGTGACCACTAATCACATAAAGGCATTAAAATGAAAAATGTCCTGCACGTATACAAAGAGATAGAAGAGACTGCCGAGGAGATTTATTATCGGCTCAGAAAAGAGGCCATTCGTTTGGGACGTGTAGATGTGGCGGACGTTTTGTTCAGACTGATGCTTGATGAAGAACTTCACAGTCATCAACTGAACATGGCAATCCAGATAGCCGAGTATGATAGATATGACCTTTCTATGATTGATGGTCTGTATGCTGAAAGTCTCTTGGTGGAAATCAAGGCGTTGCTCCAACTCCTGAGAGATAAGGAATGCAGTTTGACTTGTATTCTGGAACTTGCTATAACACTAGAGGACAAGTTTGTTGAGATTCATGCCCTCAATGCACTCAAGTTCAAGTTCGGGAGAATCAAATCAGTATTTGAGGCGTTGTGTCGTGGTGACGAAGAACACGTAGCGGAGTTGAAAGTCTTAGAGGGACTTATCAAATGACCAGCGATGGGCGGTGTACTAGTTCTCATATTATACGGTGCGATGATTTACTATCTGACCAGAAATCAGAAGTGACTTACATCGTTCAGGTGACGGCACCACACTTCGTAGCGGGCGCGGTCTTCGATACCTATGGTGACTGTATACAAGCCGCACCAATCATCAAGTGGATGGTCGGTAAACACTTCAATGAAATAAACAGTTATGTAAAGCCTAAGGGTTGGACCGTTAGGTGGATTAAGGAGTAATCAATGAGGGTTTCGGATCTTCCAAACTGGTTCAAGGTGACCGCGGCTTCTGTTTCATTGGTAGCTGCCATTGTTGGTGGTGTGATTGCTGCCGAAGATAGATACGTGGATCAACAAGAGGCGGCAAAGTCTCTTGAGCAACTGGAGTATCGCCAGAATGTTCAATTCAATATGATTCGTTACGACTTTCTGGACGAGCGATATTATAAACTCAGGGATTATCTTCGCCAAAATCCCGATGACCTAGAGGCAAAACGTGAACTGGACAACCTCGAGGCGCGCCGCGCCAAATTGCGCAAGGACTTGGGACTAGAATGACCTGGCGTTCTCTCATTTGCGAAGAGCATTCTGTTGATGGTACCCTCCAAGGTTTCGTCTCAATCGGGCGAGTGTCTTTCTGGATTCTCTTAGCGTATATGTCTTATTTTTGGTTGACATTGCAGGTGGTGCCTGATACACTGTATATGTCTTGGATAGCAGTGCTGATTTACAATCTCTCCAAGAAACTATTCACTTTCCTCTATGAGAAGGTCAACGTGACATTCTCTAAGTGAAATAGCATTATTCTATTAGGGAGTTTATATTATGAAGGAAGTCAAGTACGTTCTCCCGTTCCCCCATCCGATGTTTTGGCCCGCCTTACTTGATATGCTGTTCTGGTGATATCATGAAGCGTATTGGTATAATCGGCTCTAGACGCCGAAACGCAGAAGAGGACTATGATACGATAGAGGAAGCCTTCTTTGATATCTACGAAATTGGAGATATCATCATTTCGGGTGGTTGTCCTAAGGGTGGAGATAGATTCGCGGAGATTATAGCTGGATGGTTTAAGATACCCATAGTTATTCACTATCCCGATAAAGACAGTCTTCCTAGACCAGCCTACAAGTGGGACTTTGCTAGGATTAACTATGAACGCAATACTCTTATTGCTAGGGATTCTGATATACTCATTGCTTGTGTGGCCCCAGACCGCCGTGGAGGAACCGAGGATACTATTAAGAAATACTTGAAGTTTGGCAAAACGAGGTTGATTTTAGTATGAAATCTAGTGTGACCTTTCCTGATGGTTTCCATGCGTTGAAACACGACGGATACTTTTTCAGACAGGACGATGGAGCGATTTACTCTATTAAGTCTGGTATCCTTAAAAAGATGAAGACTCATAGATACTATCCTCGGTGGATGTTTAATTCAAACCATCTGAATAAAGCCAGAAGTAAGACGCCATATTATGCCCTTTCGGTGAGGGGTAGAAGGGTGTTTGTTTTCACTGACGAACTCCAAACACACTTTTGCATACCAAAAACCATTGCCATTGAAAGTGAGAAAACAACTATGCCCGGTCCTATGTCACCAATACCAATGAGAAGTGCTTTGAGCAAGGAAGAAAGCTGGAGGTCCGTCTTTAGACAGTACACCGGATCGCATACGTTCATTGATAACCCAGAGATGTTTGGTATGCTAAAAAACGTTCACGACCAAGCGTGGGACCAAGCGGTCTACACTTACAATAACGCGGAGCGATAATATGGCTAGACTTTCACCATCGGACCACATTATGTCTAATGTGAATCCCTTCTATCCTATGCCCGATGAAAAGGTCTTTCAGCGGGTTATCCTTGAGAAAATCAAGGTAGCAGTTGGTACTAGAATTCCGAATAGTATGCTTATGGAAATGAATATCCGCACTTGTATGGATATGACTGCTGACCAATTGATGATTCAACTCCAGACATACGTGGCAGGTCGAACAACCACTAATAAGACGGAAGACAAAAAGACAACCAAAGTCATCAACATTCCCAGAACCCCTTGGGAATTCTTCAAACAAGTATACGCACCCGCGTGGTTCACTAAGAAATATCCCGTTCAATATGATACCATTCCTATTGAAACAGTTGTTCAGAAGACAGTAACAACCACTAACATTTGTCCCCACATGGACTTGCCGGCTGGCGACAAGTCACATTTTGAGTTCATTACAACCAAAGGAAATCATTATGCCCACTATTGAAGACAAAACAGCAAAAGAGAAGATTAAGAAGGCCCTCAGTGAAGCGTCAATTTGTATGACCCAGATTGAAGCGGAACGTGACAGTATCAAGGAAATCATTGATGACCTATCGGACGAGTTTGACATTCCTAAAAAGACCGTTCGTAAGATGATTAAGGTCTATCACAAGCAGAACTTCGGCGAAGAGGTCGCGGAGACGGAAGAGTTTCAAACCCTGTATGAGCAGGTGACCGGCGAACTGACCTGGAAAAAGTAACTTCACGAAATTGATGGGTTTCACAAATTTGTGAAATCGCCCATTTTAGTGAAAATAGTTGTTGACAACACCAAAGACTCCTTGTATAGTGTATCTGTAGTTAAGAGATACCACTTTCCAAGGAGTCTTTTCGTTATGGGTAAAGTCGCGACTCGCAAGACTGTTGAAGTTGAGATGCTTAAAACTTACGTCAATGAACGCCTCAAGTTGACCGAGGCGGGCGAGAAGGAGACGCGAATCGCTCTTTATCTTCTCCTCGAGGAGACGCTCCATGTCACTGGCAACTATCGCGGTTTTCGCTGGCTTGAGTGGGACGAAATCGCCAGCGGCCAAGCCGGCATCTACTACACTGATAACGGTGTGAGTTTCGCCGACACCGACTCTACCCGGAGGTGCTATTTCTAATGGCTTTCAAAGACGCGCATGAACTAGACAGTGGCAAGATGAAGATTGACTTGCGAGGTCCTCAAGGCAACGCATATTACTTGCTGGCAGTCGCGGCGGACCTCTCCAAGAAACTGGAAATGAACTGGCCGAAGATTGAGAAGGAAATGACCAGTGGTGACTATGAAAACCTGTTAAGGGTGTTCGATAATAACTTTGGTTACTTCGTTGACCTCTATCGCTAAGGCGAGTATTATGGCGCTCATTGAAAAAGATGGTTTTGAGTTGAACCTAAGAATCACTGGGTCTTGGAAAGATAAAGACCCGATATTCAAAGAGTGTCCCGTTTGTCGCGGTACAGGAACGCAGAAGTGTACTGATCCATATTGTTTCGGATGGTCTTGTGAACACGATAAAAAGTGTACATATTGTAAGGACGGTAAAGTAACTCAAGACCACCCATTACCTATTAGTATCTCGGGTGATGCTAATGGAAGCATCAATACGGACATAAACGAAGATATCACGGAGTTCTTTGAGTTCTTACGGAAGAAGTATAACGATCCAAACTATAAACCCAAGTTTCGTCAACTCGGTTCAACCATCTAAAGGAGAAAACCATGCTAAAGTTCTTCGTTGTTCTATTGACTGTTGTTTTACTCACCGGTACTGCCTTTGCGGGTAGTCACGAATACACGTACAATAACAACTACAACTATGATAAGGATGTGGCCATGACCAATGCTGTCGGTGGTCTGGTTCTCAATCTCTTCGCTCTTGGTTCAGCCGCGGGGTCGAAGGGGCAAGCATCCTATTATGGTGGTGGAAATGGGTACTACGGCTCGGAGGGTTACGGAGGTAGCGTTTCTCATGGGCAGGGTGCTGTCAACAACGTGGTCTATGTTCCCGTCAACACCTACACTCCGCCTCCTCGCGTCTGTGTTTGGGTACCCAATACTATCAATGGGCAGATTACGGGTTACACCCCGTTCTGTAACTAGCTATGAATTCCAATAACACGTACTACGATATATACCTAGGTCAAGATTTCATCTGTCGGTGCTGGTACTATGGTTATGCCCAAGCACTATTACGCGAAAACCCAAACTATCGTCTTGAAAGGAAAACTATACAATGATTCGTTTACTTCTTGGTGTTCTGATGATTATCGTCGGCATCGTTCTGGGCCTGTACATGGGTGTCTGGTGGGCGTTCATTGGTGGTATTGTTGATATCATCACTGTAGTTAAAGCTGAAACAATGGTGGCTTCGACGCTCGCCATCGGTATCGCCAAAGTCATCTTTGCAACTGCCATCGGTTGGATTTCCGGCATGCTCCTGCTCATTCCGGGTATCGCTCTAGTGCAGTCGGCAAAATAATTGTCCTTGGCTCATTTTTCTGTTGACTTCTCTCCTTGGTTGGTGTAGGATGTATCTGTAATCAAGAGAAAGAGAGAAGAGAATGGAACTCAAGTACAAAAAGAACAAATGGAACGTTGATATGATTGAAGTGCCCGAAGAATGGGTTCTTGAAACCCGTGGAAATCGGGATGGAATGTACTTCGAAGTACATCGGGTTACCCCTTCCGAGTACATGGTGTTTGTTGACTTTCACCCCTGTACCCCGAAAGCAAAATCATCGTTTGGGGTCGGTTCTTCGATCGGTTCTTCTCTAAAGGGAAGAACAAAGGCAAGCTTGCTATGTCTGCTAGGGATGCCGCTTGGAAGTCTGTTGAATAATTTTGTTGACTTCTGGTTCCGCATGGTGTATAGTGTATCTGTAATTGACGCTAACCCAAACCAAGGAGACTAAAATGGCCTTCATGAGTCAAGATCACAAAGCCGAAATCGCCGCTGTTGTCAAACCCATCCTGAAAAAGTACGGCGTGAAGGGTTCGCTTTCTGTTCACAACCATACGTGTTTGACTCTCACGGTCAAGAGCGGGAAGCTTGACTTCGCCAAAGATTACAAAGCCACTGACCACTACAACGGTCACGCTCCCATCCCCTTCCGCGGGCATGAGCAAGTCAATCAGTATCACATCGACTCCAGTTGGTCTGGCAAGTCTGCTAAGTTTCTTCACGAAGTCAACAAGGCGATGCATGGTCCGCGCTACTTCGACAAGTCTGATATCCAGTCCGACTACTTTCACTGTTCCCATTACATCGCCATCAATATCGGCAAATGGGACAAAGCCTATGAGATGGTGAAATGATGAAGTTCCTTGCGTTTATCAATCTGTTTTTCGCTGTTTTTCACGGACCTCTTGCCAGTCTTTTCAAGTTTCCTTTCGAAAACTGGTCGGAAGCTACCTTCTATCTTATCGTCGGTATCTGGTTGCTTACCCTCTCAAAGGAAGATAATTAATTATGATGAAAGTTCGTAAGAACAAAAAGTTGAAAACCACTGGTGAGCGCCAAGCCTTCGTCAAAAAACAGACCCAAGGTTCGGAGCCCACTATCTCGGACTCCAACTATCGTCTGGATCTGCTCCACTATCTGAACTACCACAACGCTTATACCGACATTTCGGTCATCCGTAAGTGGGCGTTGAAGTTCGTCCAGAAAGAACATAAGAAGATTTCTGGTGGGCTGAACAAGGCGACCGACTTCGAACTGCGGCTGGTGGGTCTCCTTGGTCATGCCAAACTGAACGACTACTATCTGGCGGAGGAACACCTCTTCAAGCTTGACACTGAGGTGAAAACTCTCTGTAAAAAGTACACTATAGCGAAGGAGGAGACGGCAGAAGCCGTTGCCAAACCAGTCGTTAGTGTGCAAGATAGGGTTCAGGCTCTGGCACGACTGCACCTCACCGAAGTCGAGGGTGCCATTGATGACTACTTGACCACGGGTAAAGACTTCTCCTTGAAGACCTACCTGACTGCCAATAATGTCTCTGGCGCTGTTGCCAAGGAAATCGCAAACGGACTCCTGCCGCGCTATCGTGAACTGGATGAACTGCTCACGGGTAAGGATGACCAACTCAAGGAAGGTTACTCGTTCCTCGGCAAGGTCAAACAGAAGCGGTTCTTCGCCTTCGTTGAGGGTATGCTTAACGATTGCAAACAGCGGGAGCAAGCCGCAAAGACTGAACGGAAGCCTCGTGCCCGTAAAGCGAAGCCGCCGACCGTCATTGCCGCCAAGCTGAAATACTTGAAAGAGTTTCCCACTCTCCGCTTGACAAGTGAGAAGCCGGCTGATATCATTGGTGCTAGTGAGGCGTGGTTGTATGACACCGAGAAGCGAAAGCTGGTCTGCTATCGCGCCACTGATGATGACAAGCTGACCATCAAGGGTACCACCATTCTCAACTTCGATGTTAAGAATAGCGTATCCAAGACGCTCAGGAAGCCCGAGGAGTTCTTTAAGACCAAGTTCAATAAGAAGTCACTGAACACCGCGTTCAAAGGGATCAAGAGCAAGCCTCAGACGTTGAATGGACGAACCAACGACCGCCTGATTATCTACGCCATCTTCTAAGGAGACTGCCATGCCTATTCCAAGAGAACCGTTCGGTAGATGGTTTGAGACTGCTAAACGAGAGAAAGCTACCCATGTCATCGTTGTTTGTGATACATTCGACCACGAAGACTATCCCGTTTACGTTATGCCCGGCGAGAATGCCCGCACCGTAGCAGAAGAGTTTGATGGAAAGAATATGCAACGGATCATGGAAGTCTACAATATGAGTATGGACTTGGAAGACCAATACAAACAACACCGGTGTTTCAACTGGTAAAGGAGAGATTATGATTTACAAATGTCCCCATTGTGGAAGTGAAGAGAGTAACCCCGTTAGGACCGAGACGATGAACGAAGACGTTTTCGGTGATGTATTTGAATGTGTGTCCTGTGAGAAAGAGTGGACCATCCTCTGGGTTAAGGGCGAAAGCTATCTGGTTACTGGAGCACCAATCGATGTATAACGGTACGTGCCCCAAAGAGGATTGTGGTGAAACCGGTGCAGAACTATGGGATGAGGACTTCGATGGTGATTTTATGAAGTTCACGTTGATTTGCGGCACGTGTGGAACGAAGTTCACAGAAATCTGGCAACTGGTAAACACCATAATCGTGGAGGAGAAATAGATAAACATGCCAATCCTAGTTGATTTCTCCCAGATAGCTTGTGCTGGTATCTTTCCATTTCAGCGTGATTTGAAGACAGGGTCGGATGCGAAAATCACCGACCTTATTCGCCATGTCATCCTTTCAAGTCTTCTGTACAATAAACGGAAGTTCGGGCGGGAGTATGGCGAACTGATTATCTGCACCGATGCTACCGACTACTGGCGCAAGGAAGAGTTTCCTAATTACAAAGCGAATCGTGCCGCCGCGCGGGCTGGTTCCGACCTTGACTGGAAGCTACTGTTCAGTATCATTCGTCACCTCGGGGACGACCTTAAGGAACACTTCCCTTATAAGGTCATGAAGGTCGACCGCGCGGAAGCGGATGACATAATCGGTGTTGTAACTAAATACTTGCAGACAAATGACTTGGTACAGGTGGGACTGGACGAAGAGCCACAGAAGATTCTAATCCTCTCGGCTGACCAAGACAACTTTCAACTCCAGACGTATCGCAACGTCAAGCAGTGGAGTCCCAAGGGTAAGAAATACATTAAGCCCGAGAATGGACCCGTTAAGGCGTTGATTGAGAAAATCTGTACGGGCGACTCAGGCGATGGTGTTCCTAACATCCTTTCGCCCGATGACGTTTTTGTTGATGCCAGCAAACGTCAATCACCATTCGCCACGAAGCGGTTGGAAGAGTTCTACAAACACGGCATCGATGCTTGTAAGAACGATACCGAGCGGCGCAACTATCACCGCAATGAACTGTTGGTCTCTTATGATAAGATACCCGCTTGGTTGAGCGATAACATTATCACTACATATAAAGAGACTGTACCCAAGGGTAACAAGCGCACGGTTAAGGACTATCTGTTCGAACACCGTTGCCGCAACCTAATCGAAAATATTGAGGACTTTACGGCATGACGAAATACATTACTGAAATACTCGCGGAAATCAACGAGGACCCACGCAGGCTAAAGGGGTATGCTGACAACTATGCTATTAGGGCACTGTTGTCTTACGCATATAATCCGAGCATCAAGTTCATTCTTCCACCCGGTGAACCCCCATTCAAGCCCGCGGCTGAGCCTATTGGTATGACACCTGCCAATCTATACCAACAGGTCCGCAAGCTGTATGTCTTCACAAGAGAGGATATCCAGAGGGTTCGCAGGGAGCAACTTTTCATTCAGTTGCTTGAGAACATCCACCCCACCGAAGCAAAATTGATTCTGGCTATTAAAGACCAGAATATCACAAGTCTTTATCCGAATATCACCAGAACAGCGGTAGAGGAGGCGGGCATCGTACAGCCTCTTCCGTTTCCCGTTGCCTCCACAGAAGTCGAACCAAGCGAAGAAGGACAACACTTGGTCATCAACCTTGTGGAGAATGATATCACCACCACCGAAAGTTTTGGTGCCCCTCCCGTGGTGGAAGAACCTGCTAAACAAACTATCGTTGAACAAGTCGTTGAGGCTGTCAAGAAACGCGGTCGTGGTCGACCAAAGAAAGAGAAGAACTAATGGAAAAAGGTCGTAAAGTCACGTTCAAGGATTATCTTGAGGAGAACATTCTTAATGACGTTCTAAATCTGGGCTCCAAGTATCTCTATTTCTGGAAAGACACTTGGGTACTGAATACGAAGCATGGTCTAGAGCGTATTCTCCAGAGGTCTACTCTGAAACCGGAACAACTGAAAAAGCTGTTCAAGAGTGCCATTGAGAAAGCCAAGAGCATCGGCGCCAAAGTGGGAGAGAATATCCTATTCTTTAGCCGTAGTCTCAATCAAGGCTTTGTGTCCTCTATCGCCAAGGACGGCATTCATCTAATCACGTTCCTACCACCGGGTAAGTCTTTCGCTAAAGACGATACCAAGAAAGTGGTAACAGAGAGTATGGATGATGGCTCAATCGTTGAGCATCAGATTCACCACTTTGTAGAAATCGACTAAGAGTATGAGTACCTTTGAGTTGATTCATCCCAAAGGGAATGTTATACTTGATGTTATACATTGTGTGGATGGTGATGACCAGTACTACTCGGTCATTCTCACCTATCCTGTTGACGAACAGTATAAAAAGCTATTAACATTTCCAACTCACATTGAGGCAGCCACAATCAATGGTGCTATTCGGCTTGGTCTAGAGGGCATTGGTAAGCTTTACAACAACATCTGTTCAATCGTCACTGTTTATGAAGGCGCGACTGGTAAGAAGATAAAAAGTATCAACCTGAACCAACTCGCGGAAGATGAAAAGGAACTCAGTTCAATGGTTTCCTCACGCTCTCCAGAGGAATTGGAGAGAATGTATAAACAACCCATGATTTCGAAGAGTCTGCACTAATGTCTTTTAAAACGTATCTAGAGAACAAGTTAGTCATTGAGAACAAAGCCATGGCCACATGGATGACTATTTCAGAAGCCTCTTATGCTGGTAATATTGGTTTTGAGGAAATGGTCAAGTTTTATCAGAAAGCTAAACCCCAAGACGAAAAGCAGATGGAATACGTTCTAGAAAAGAACGACTGGGAAGGTTTCAAGGCCCTGATTAAGAGGGTACTAGGAGTAACGCTAAAATGAAACAGCTTAAAATCAAAACTGTGGACAACTCAAAGATAATCAAATACTTCTTTCCTAACTGGGTTTCTGCCTTTACGCTAGGAAGAACCATCTACGTCAAAAACAAGTATGTCGGATTGAATGCCCGTCAAAAGAACCACGAAAACATCCATGTAGTCCAATACGAAAAACACGGCATCGTTGGATTTCTGTTTAAGTACTTCATCAAGGAGATGTTTGTCTCTTACAAGAAGAAAACGTTTGAGATTGAGGCATATGCCAACGACGATAACCTTAACTACATACAAGAGAAGTATGGCATTGAGATAGTACAATGACCGTTAGAATACCCAAATGTATAGATGCTCATAAGCCATCGTGTTTGGGTAAGCAATGCGATAAAGATACAAAGTGTTCATACCACAATAACATATGGCTTACCTATCACACCACACATTCACGGCAAGGTGAGATTGATAAAATTATTAACTGAAATGAAGGACTGTTACCATGGATATTTCACAGAAGATTTTGAGTGATATTATTGTCTTTAACAAATACGCGAAACACAATCCACGACTAAACCGCCGAGAAACTTGGGAAGAGATATGCTACCGAAACATGGGTATGCATATCTCCAAGTTTCCACATATCCGCGAAGATATAGCAAAAATCTACGACAACTTCATCATAC